GGCTTCGACATTACCGTGGCCGCGGGGTCGGGCAAGCTCACCCAGCTCGCCCCGGCCGCGCTGGATGGCAGCCAGTACGCCGTCGGCATCCTCGGCGCCGACACCGACGCGACCAGCGCCGACAAGGCCTGCGCCTACGTCGCGCGCCAGGCCGAGGTCAACTCCAACGAGCTCGTGTGGCCGAACGGCATCAGCGCCGGCAACAAGGCCACCGCCGTGGCGCAGCTCGCCGCGCTGGGCGTCATCTCGCGCTAAAGCTCCACGCCGCGAATCAAAGCCGCCTCCGTCCGGGCGGCTTTTTTATTTCCGACTTCCCTTTTCCAAAATCTCGGGAGAAAACCATGCAATTCGTGAAACAGCGCCTGCCGATGATCCTGGCGGCCATCCTGCTTGTCATCATCGCCGTGTCCATGCTCACCGGGCACTGGCATCCCTCCAGCGCAACAGGCATCGCGGTGCTGGGGGCGGGCATCACCCTCGACGTCTTCAAGGCCGACGGCTTCAGCCTTATCGGCATGACCGATGCAATTAACAAGATCCCGTTCATCCCGGGGCGCGCCGGAAAAGCCCTGAGCTGGGACGAGCAGGGCGTGGAGACCACCAGCATCATGCTGGAGGAGCAGAACGGCGTGCTGACGCTGATCAATCCCAGCCCGCGCGGCGGCCCCGGCGATGTCATCGCCAAGCAGAAGCGCACCGCGCGCGTGCTGGTCATCCCCCACTACCAGCGCGACGACAAGATCATGGCCGACGAAGTGCAGGGCGTGCGGGCCTTCGGCACGGAAAACGTACTTCTGACCGTGCAGTCAAAGGTGACGGCGAGGATGACGGAGCATGTGCAAAGCGGCTTCGATCCCACGCTGGAATACCAGCGCATGGGGGCCCTGAAGGGCATCATCCTCAACGGTGACGGCTCCACGCTGTACAACCTGTTCACGGAATTCAACGTCGCCCAGCCGACGGAAGTCGCCTTCGATCTGACCGCCGCTTCGCCGGCGAGCGGCGCCGTGCGTACGAAGTGCACCCAAATCGTCAGAACCATTGGCAACGCATTGGGCGGCATTCCGTACACAGGTGTCGGAGCCTTTTGCTCCGATACCTTCTGGGATGACCTGATCGCCAATAAGGAAGTGCGCGATACCTACCAGGCACAGGAAGCGGCGCAATTGCGCGCCGGCGCCGCATGGGTGACCCTTAGCTACGGTGGCATTCTGTTCGAGAACTACCGGGGTTCGGTGGGCAATACCCAGTTCGCCACCACCGACAAGGCGCATTTCTTTCCCCTGGGCGTGCCCGGTCTGTTCCGTACGCGCTTTGCGCCGGCTGATTACATCGAAACGGTGAACACCATCGGCCTGCCCCGTTATGCCAAGCAATGGGAGATGGACAACGGCAAGGGCATCAACATCGAGATGCAGAGCAACGCGCTCTCGTATTGCACCCGCCCCGGTGTTCTCGTCCAAGGCCGCCGCGGCGCCTAAGTCACAACCCCAGCGAGCGCATTGCAGGATGGCGGGCCCTGCCCGGGGCGCCCCGGGCAGGGCCGTCAGCCCAGCCGACTCGCCACAGTCACGGAGCAAACATGATCGAGAAATGGGTCAAGGCCACCATCGACGTTCAGGGCCAACCGCCTGGCACGCCGGTCAAGATGCTCCATTCCTATGCCGATAATTTGATCGCGCTCGGCGTCGCCAAGGAAGTCAAAGAGCCGGAAGACGCGCCCGGCCGCAAGGAACGGCTCGCCGCGGAGAAAGCCGCCAAGCAGCAGGCCGCCGATGACGCTGCGCGTGCGGCCGCCATGGCCGAAGCGACGAACCGCGGCGCGGAACTGGTCGAGGCCAACGCCAAGCTGGCGGCGTCCGCGAAGGCCTCGGCCGACGAACTGGACAAGCTGCGCGCGGAGCTCTCGGACGCGCAGAAAAAGGCCGAGCAGCTCACGGCTGAAAACACCCGCCTGGCCGACGCCCTGAAGGAATCGCAAGCGCAGCTGGAGGCGATGAGGGCAGCCAAGCCAGCCGCCGGCGGCGCTGAGGGCGGTGCCGATACCAAGCCGCCTGCCGAACAGCAGCAGTAACCCGTGATCAGCACCGAGGCCTTTTTCACCGCCTTCGACCAGGCGGGGTTCCTGACGCAGGTGTCGTGGACCCCGTCCCTGTCCGCCGGCGGCGGCCCGGCGCAGACGCCCAAGGTGCGCTTCCGCGAGACCGACCATGCCGCCAACGGCACGGCTCTCAGTACCGAATACACCATCGAGTACCCGGCCACGGTGCTGGTGGGCCTCAAGCGGGGTGAAGTGGTGATGATCGCCATGGAGGCCTACACCGTGCGCGAAGAACCCTCCAAGCAGCTCGACGGCAGCCGCCTCATGGCCAAGCTGAGGAAGGGAGCCTGAGCGTGGGCGCGATTCCATCATGACCGCCTCCGTGTACGAGCGCATCGCCGAGGCGGTGAAGACCGCGCTTACCGGCCAGGTGAGCGGCATCTCCCTAGTGGAGCGCGACCGCGAGGACCTGGTGGCGCGCGACGAAGGCGACAGCATCAACATCACCACCGACGCGGCGAACACCAAGCCGTTCGGCGAAGCCGTCGACGACAACGAGCTCACCATCGATGTGCATATCAACGTGCGCGGAGATCCGTTCGAGACCAGGGCCGACGCCTACGCCAAGCAGGTCCACGGCCTGGTGACCGGCCGCAACTACGCCGGCGATGGCCTCAAGCTCGCGCGCATGCCGCGCCTCGTGCAGCAGGACTGGACCGGTGAGGCCGGCGACGAGACGCCCGGCACCCGGACCATGAAATACGCCTTCCGCTTCCTCACCCTGGCGGCCGACATTTCGGCCCAGCCCTGAAAGGACATTCCATGAGCGAGATCCACACCCCGGCCGCGGTCGGCTTCATCGGCAGTCCCGCCGATCCCGCCGCCACGGCCTCCGCGTCGCCTAGCCTCACCATCCCCGCTGCATCGCTGGCCAAGATCGAGGAGTGGGCCCGCGACCATTTCGAGGGCGCGCTCCAGGGCCTGGATGACGAGGGCCACGCGCTCGCGCGCAAGGCGCTCGATTCCCTCAAGGGCGCCGCCGGCGAGGCCGGCGTCGACGCCCGCAACGTCGAGGCCTGGTTCGTCCATTTTTTCCACAACTCCGCGGTCTCCACGAACACGGCCGCCTTCAACGCACTCCACGCCGCCAAGCAGAAGCTGCTCGACGTCGTGATTTCCGTCGTCCCCGCCGTCGTTCCCTAATCGGCGCCCCGCTGCAACTTCCACTGCAACTTCACTGAAAGGAAAACACCATGCAATTCGGATTCGGTTCCGGCGCCGGCTGGGTCGTGGAGAGCATCTCCAACCCCACCCCGGGCGCCATCGGCATCATGCAGGAGGCCTCGGTCGACTTCGCGCGCAGCGTGAAAGAGCTGACCGGCACCTATGCCTTCCCGGTCGCGGTGGGCGCGGGCACGGGCAAGATCTCGGGCAAGACCAAGTTCGCCCAGTTCTCCGGCCGCATCATCAACCTGTTCTTCGGCAGCACGAAGGCTACCGGCCAGACCCTGGTGGCCCCAGGCGAAGCGGGGACGGTGCCGGCGCCGTCCGGCCCGTACACCGTCACGGTGGCCAACAGCGCCAATTTCGGAATCGACCTGGGCGTGAAGAATGCCACCACCGGCATTCCGCTCACGCGAGTGGCGAGCGCGCCGGCGACCGGCCAGTACGCGGTCTCAGCGGGCGTCTATACGTTCGCTGCGGCCGACACCGGCCTGGGCGTGAAGATCGACTACACCTACTCGGCGGCGGGTTCCGGTGAAACCGTGTCGGTGGCCAACCCGCTGATCGGCGCGGCCAACTTTTTCAAGGCCGTCTTCACCCAGCTGTACGGCACGGCGCGGAACACCCTCACGCTGAACGCCAATGTGTTCACCAAAATGGGCACGGGCACCAAGCTGGAGGACTTCACCATGCTCGACATGGACTTTTCGTCCTTCGCGGACAGCGCCAACAACCTGCTTACCTGGAGCTTCGCCGAGGCCTCCTGATGAACGAGCAGCAGAGCATCCTCGTCTCGAACCTCCTCAACGGCGTGGCCGTTGGGGAGGCCGCGCGCGCCGCCGGCATGGGCGAGGAGGCCGCCATGCAGCTTTTCCTCGACGTGATGCGCGCCGTCGAGGAATACCAGGTCATCCATTGCATGCCTTTCTTCGGCTGCCGGACGCTGGGGGAGGCCATGCGCAACCGCATGAGCGTCTTCCACGCCCTGCAGGCCATCGAGCGCTGGGACGAGATCGAGCGTCCCTTCATGCTGGATCTGCTCAAGCGCAAGGGCGTGGAGATCCACGGCCTGGACCGCGCGGAGCAGGAAGCTATCGTGCGCCGGACCATGATGGCCCTCGCGCACTACCTGCCGCCGGCAAAACTCAAGGAATTCGAGCGCGGCCGCGTGAAGTGGGCCATGGCACACCCGGCCGAGTGCATCGCGGCCATGGAGCGCTTTGTCTCGCTCACCGAGCCGCACGTCCTGAAGAACGTCAAGCATTTCATGGGCGACAACGGCAGCACCTTCGGCGTGGTCATGCAGGCCGCCGGCGAGCTGCCTTCAAGGGGATCATTTTGAGCATCGCAATCGAAATCGACGGCAAGACCTACCAGGCGCGGCGCGTGAACCTGGCCACGGTCAAAAAGCACGAAGCTTTCTTTCGCCGCTATATGGACCCGAAGAAGGCTCCGGAGGACGTCCAGCTGGAGGACATCATGGAAATGGGCAAGATCATCCATGAATGCGTGGTCCGCGAGGAGAAGGACACAACCCTCGACCAGATCCTCGAGGGTCTGGATTTTGAATCCGCGCCAATGGTGTACATGCGGCTGCTCGCCGGAAGCGGGTTTGAAGCCAAGGGGGAGGCGAAGCCGGCGAATTCCCCGACATAGACGCGCTCATCGCGTGGCTGTGCCGCGTGCTCGGCTGGACCTGGGAAGAGGCCGAGCAAATGGATTTCGTCCGGCTGCCGCACATCTTCCGGCAGTTCGAAATCACGCCTCCGCTTCACGTCCTGGTTGGCCAGATAGCCCGTTACATCGGCTACGACTGGGACGCCCCTGCCGATCTCCCCGCGGGCTATGCGCCGGCGCCTGAAATGGGTGCCGGCAACCTGCTCGACGCCTTCTCCACGCCCGCTTCTGACAACCTGACCGGAAACCCCGCATGAGCAATCGCGAGTTCCGAACCGACATCACCGCCGACGGCGCGCAGTACGACGCCACCATGGAGGCGGCGGCCGTCAAGGCCATGACCACCGCCCAGGTGATCCAGTCCTCCATGCGCGAGGCCTCGGTAGGCATGATCGCCGCCATGGACCAGGTGAAGAGCCAGGTACAGACGTCATTCGACGGCATCAAGGGCATCTTCGACCAGTTGAAAGGTTCGATGCTCGCCGTCACCGGTGCCATGGCTGGCGGCGCCATGCTGGGCAAGTTCGTCAGCGACTCCGCCAAGGCCACGTCGGAAACTCAGCTCCTCGCCCGAATGCTGGGCACCACTACCCAGGAGGCGACCGCGCTTCGGATCGCACTTGGGGACATCGGGCTAACCGCCGAAGACTACACGGGCATGGTCGGCAAAATGACCATGAAGCTCCGCGAGGGAGAGGAGCGCTTCAATGAGCTGGGTGTCAAGACCCGCGGCGCCAACGGCGAATTGCTGAATACCGAGCAGATCACCGCCAACACGATTTCCACGCTGGAGAAATTCAAGGCCGGAACGGACCGCAATTTGGCTTCTACCGAATTCTTCGGTCGAGGGTGGGCCGAAGTCATGAAGCTAATGAAGCTGACCCCTGCGCTCATGGAGGAGGCGCGCGCCAAAGCTGAAGCCCTCCAGATGACCGTGGGGCCGGAAGGCGCTCAGCGGGCCAAGGAATACAAGCTCGCGGTGAACGACGTGAAAGACGTCATGGAGGCGATCGCCAACCGCGTCGGCCAGGCCGTCATGCCCGTTCTCACCGACCTGGGCAACTGGCTGAAGGACGTGGGCCCTGTCGCCGTCCAGATCATGCGCATTGCGCTGGCGGACCTCATGAGCGCCTTCTACGCGCTCCAGGTTGCCGTGCGCGTAGTGTATGAGTTCATTGTCGGTACCTTCCGCATGGTGGGCGAGGCGATCCGCGCGCCGCTCGAGGCCGCCTGGATGGCCATCCACGGCGACCTCAAGGGCGCAGCGGAGCGCATGAAGGAAGTCGGCGAAAACTGGAATGAGATCTGGGGCCGGGCCTTCAAGAAAACCGAGCAGTCCGCCCAGGAGTCGGCCACGCGCATCAAGCAGCTCTGGAGCTTCGACGCCGAGCAGGGCGCGAGTCGCTCAATGGAGAAGGGCGGCAAGTCCTACACGCCCAAGGCGGATAAGGACAAGTCGCAAATGTCCTCGTTCGAGACCGAGCTCGCCCGGCAGCGCGATGCCTACGAGCGCATGAAGCTCGACCAGGGCTCCTTCGAAACCTACACGCTGGCCATGGAGTCGGCCTACTGGAAGAAGATCCTCGACAACGCCGACCTCAGCGTGAAGGACCGCGAGGCGGTGCTGCGCAAGTACTACGAGGCCGAGCGCGGCCTGCGGAAGCAGGCCTTCGAAGCCGAGATCGAGGACTACAAGGCGCGCATCGAGGCCAACCGCAAGGGTTCGGTGGAGCGCATCCAGATCGCCGGCGAGGAGGCCGCCAAGGTCAAGGAGAAGTTCGGCGAGCAGAGCAAGGAATACCGCGCCGCCCTGGCGCAGATGTCGCAGCTCGCGCGCGAGCGCGCGGAGGAGCAGAAAAAGCTGGCCGAGCTGCAGCTCGAGGCCGAGCGCAATGAAAAGCTGGGCGAGATCGCCCTGGAGCGCGATCACCTCGACGCCCTGGAGAAGCTCGGCATCATCAAGTCCCAGGACAAGATCGCGCGCCTCAAGGCCCTCGCCGAGCAGGAATACCAGATCCGCCTGGAGGAACTGCAGGCCGAGTGGGAGCTGGCCGCCGAGGACGAGGTGCAGCAGGCCAAGGCGCTGGAGCGCATCGCGGAGCTGCGGCGCAAGCATTCGCTCGACATGCAGAAGCTGGATGAGCAGTCCGCGGAGGCCACGAAAAAAAGCCTGGACCAGTGGATCGACCCGATCACCTCGGGCATCCAGACCATGACCAACGGCATGCTGCAGGGCACCCAGAAGCTGTCGCAGATCATGGCCAACTTCTGGCGCAACCTGGCCGCTCAGGGCATCTCGACGCTGCTCAAGATGGGCGCGGAGTGGATCAAGACCGAGATCCTGAAAACGCAGGCAACCACCGCCGGCGTCGCGGCGCGCACCGCGGCCGAGACCACAGGTTCCACGCAGTCCATGCTCACCATGGCGGGCGAGGCCATCAAGAACATCGGCGCCAAGGCCTGGGAGGCGGCGGCCAGCGTGTACGCCTCCATCGCCAGCATCCCCTACGTGGGGCCCTTCCTCGCGCCCGCGATGGCAGCAGCCGCGGCTGCGGCAGTGCTCGGGTTCGCCGGCAACATCATGCACGCCGAGGGAGGCTTCAACGTGCCCTCAGGCATGAACCCCGTCACCCAGCTGCACCAGGAGGAAATGGTGCTGCCCAGGGACATCGCCAATCCGCTGCGGCAGCAACTCGCCGCCGGCAACGGCGTCGGCGGCGGCGGCACGCACCTGCACTTCCACGGCCCGGTGTGGGACCACGAAAAGTTCGGGCGTTATGTGGTGCAGCAGGTCAAGGCGCAGAAGCGCAATTTCTTCAACGGGTAAGCCATGCCGGATGTCCATCCCCTCCTCGTCGGCCTGGGCTGGGACCGCCAGCACGATATGGAACTGCCCGATCAGGTGCAGGAAGCGGTCTCAGGCGCGGAGCATCGCATCGCCCTGGCCATGTACCCCAAGCACACCTTCACCCACAAGTACGATGTGCTGCGCGACGACAAAAGCAGCATGTCGCCGGCGTCGCCTTCGGATGAGCTGAAGATAATCCAGGGGTTCTGGATGCGCCAGGGCGGCCGGGTGAAAGCCTGGTACTACGACAACCCGAACGACCGCGCCGTGGTGGACATGCAGTTCGGTGTCGGTGACGGCTCGACGGTCGCCTTCCAGCTCACGCGCACTTTCGGCGCCGGCGGCTTCACCTTCGCCGAGCCGGTCATGAACCTGAATGGCGCGCCCATCATCAAGGACAACGGCGTGACCAAGACCGGCGGCGGGACAGACTACACGCTCAGCGCCACCGGCCTCGTTACGTTCAATTCCGCGCCGGCCAACGGCCACTCGCTCACCTGGACGGGCGCCTATTACTACCGCTGCCGCTTCGCCGACAGCATGGCCTCCTACAACGAGATGATGTACGCCCTCCATGAACAGAAGAAATACGCGTTCAAGGGTGTGCTGGACATGAGGATCTAGGCTCACCATGCGCACCGCCAGCTCCGCGCTCCTCGCCCTCATCAACGGAGGAAATCGTTCCTGGGTGAAGGCCGACCTTTACACCTTCTACGACTATGCCGGCAATGTCCTGGGGCGCTATACCAACGCCGGCGGGGACCTCAAGGTCAACGGCAACCTGTTCAGCGCCGGCGGCCCCGCGTTCAAGCGCGGAGGCGTCAAGACCGTGGTGGGCACCGAAGTCGACACCTTGAACATCACCCTTTCAGCTACGCCGGACAAGCAGCTCGCCGGCGTGCCCTGGATCACGGCGCTGCGCACCGGGATGCTGGACGGTGGCCACGTGCTGCTCGAGCGCTTCCTGTCCGACGCCTGGACCAATACCTCGGTCGGTTCCCTGGTCTGGTTCGGCGGCCTGGTGGGCGCCGTCACCTGCGGGCGGCTCAGCGCCACCATCCCGGTGAAGAGCGACTTGTCGCTGCTCAATATCCAGATGCCGCGCGAGCTCTTCCAGACCGGGTGCCTGAACGCGGTTTTCGACGCCGGCTGCACGCTCAACAAGGGCTCTTATGCCGTCAACGGCGCGGTGGGCGGCGGCAGCAGCCTGTTCATCATCAATTCGGCGCTCGCCCAAGCCGCGGGCTATTTCGACCAGGGCGAGATCG